ATGCCGCGCAGGAAAAAACGAGAGATCCGCGATTACGGTAAATATTTCTGGGTCGATCCGGCGACCGGGTATTCATACGCGCGCGTCCAGGTGCCGACCGACGCGCGCGACAAAAACGGGAAAATAAAATACAAAACGATTAAGCGCCGCGTCAAAAACCTGACGGAAGCCGACCAAACGGCGCGCGAGCTGCTCGACGAGCACAACGATCGAGGGCAGGCGTTTCTCGACGGGCGTGCGATGACGTTTCAAAAACTCTCCGACTGGTACAAGGAAGAATTCGCTGTGCCGCCTGTTTACACGAACGGCAAGAAGATCGCCGGCATGCGATCGTGGGAGAACGAGCACCAGAAACTCGATCGCCTGTGCGAAGTATTCGGCAAATACCTGATCGAAGAGGTCGACGAATTTCTCCTGCGCCGGTACAAGCTGAAAAGGATCAAGGGCGGCGTAAAGCCCGCTACCGTCAACCGCGAATTCGAGACGATCCGCGCGATGATGCGCAAAGCCGTGAAAAAAAAGTGGCTCAAGGAGATGGTCGACTTTTCCGAGCTGATCGACAAATCGCTGGAAGAGCGGCGGACCGTGACGATCACGGACGAAGAAGAAAAACGCATCCTCGAAGAAGCCAAGAAAATGAATTACGCGCCGCGCCTCTACCCTTTAATCATCGCGCTGCGCGACACGGGCGCGCGCCCGTCGGAACTTTACCCGGTCAACGATTACGAATCGGATTACGGCAGCGGCGCGGAGACGAATTTCGAGCCGCTCCGGTGGCGCGATCTTTTCGACGAAGACGGCAATATCAAGGACGTCACCCGGCTCGTTTCCTATAAAGGCAAAGTGCGCGAAGAACGACTTTGCGTCGTCACCGAGCGCATGAAGCGCGCGTTTCTCGATCTCTGGAATTATCTTAAATACGACCGGCGCGCGAAAAACACGACGCCCGAACACCAAGCGGAGCTCGACAATCTCGTTTTCCCGCAGACGAGCTTTCAATCAGCCTGGGAAGTCGTCCGGGAAAAGGCCGGACTCAAGCACGTTCGGCTGCGCGATCTCAGGCGCGACTTCAGGAGCCGGCTCGCCCGTCTCGGAATGCCCGACACGATGGTGCAGAGGATGCTCGGACACCAGACGATGCAGATGTCGTTCAACTATACGGAATTCGACCTGGCTGCGGCGGCGATCGTGAAAAAGATGCTCGACACGGAAAACGCCGGCGTCACGGAAACGAAATCGGAAAATAATTAATGCACATAGATTTCACTTACCAGATCATGCCTCAGTTCGAATTCGCGCGCACCGCGGAAGATTCGAAGTGCTTTAAGATCGTTAAGATCGAGTACGAAACCTCGGGCGGCGACAGTTTTATTCGAGAATACACGGTCGAGGATTATCTGACCGAAGAGGAAGCGGTTCGAAAGGTCGAAGAATTAATAAAAGAATTAGATCAGGAACAATCATGATTAAACTCAAGCAAATCACCGTCGCGCCGTTCGTCGACGAAGCGAGCTGGTGCGTTTATTTCACGTTCGATCATAAAGGCGAAGAACTGCACGTGCAGCAGGCGTTTTGCCGGAACGGGCAGGCGGAAGCCGAAGCTCACGCCGAAGTCCTGGCGAGTATCTTCGGCGGCCGTGTAGAGATCGACACATACTTTTCGCCGCTCGAAGAAAACACGTTCGCGCCGGCGAGAATTTAATTTAATATATCTTCTAAAACCTGCTTGAGGTTTCCGAGCAAACCCGTAAAATTGTAGGTCTTTTTACACTCATCGCAAGTAAAACTAGCATCGGCAGACAGCGGAATGAAATCTTCATTTATCGGATCCTCCTCGCTAAACAGCAATTGAATGCGATACTCTTTATTGCAACACGTTATCGATATGTGGTTTTTGTCCGTTTCTGCGAATCTGCTCTCGCCAGTTTCGGAATTAATGCTGATGCCGGTTTTCGGCGTGATCGTAACTAAATCGACATCATTCCCGACAGTAGGTAATTCATTCAATCGAAGTTGCTCTTTTGCAGTATTTTTTATGAGTGCTGCTGCAAGATCCGTAAATTCTGCAAAATTTAACAATTCTACCGGATCCAGTTTCGACAATACTTTTTTAGCGATTTCAAGTTCTCTGCTATTCAGATTCATACCTATTTTACGCAGGGACGTCTTTTTAGTGCTTAGCCGATCGAGATAATCTTTATAGAATCTTGTCGCGGCAGAATTAAGGTGACTTGTCTCACCGCCCGATCTGAGTATTGTTTTCCCGCCGGAAACTTCATTTGGCACTACGCCTTCCTCGGGGCAAAACATATATAGTTTCCCAAAGGGTTCTTTCAAATCTATGCCGGCTACGTATATAACCGCGGGATTATGCGGGGCTTTAGCCGCTTTCGACGAAAAATAGATTTCTCGGTAAAGCTTATAAAGGTTTTGCGCGTACTCGACAGTTTTCAGTCTTTTGTCCGGAAGTTTCGACTTTAATTGTTGCATCAGATCCAGATGAGGAATGGGGCTCGCTCCGTAAAACGCGACGCCGAAAAAATCATGGGGGGAATCTAATGTGAAAATCTTTTGATAACCGTCGACGAAAACATAAGTGCTGTGTCGCGCGGAAATTGTAGGATCGAGAACCCGAACTGTTAATCTGCCGTCAGCGGCTAAAATCGCCCCGTCTTTATGAGCTCCAAATACGCTTAGTGTCATAATTTATCAATCTTGCGACTTATTGTGATAAGACTCCATTTATAGCAGAAAACATTCGTTTTGCAATATATTTTTTCAAATAAATAAACCCGCCGAAGCGGGTAAAAACAGAGGGCGATAAATCGAAAGAGTTAACCGGCAAAATAATGCTTCCTATGGCATTAACTCCCAACTTGTGCCGTTGTAAAATTTAACGCGGGCGGTCACCCACGCCGAGCCGTTCCATCTTTTAACCGGTTTGATTACCCACGCCGAACCGTTCCAGACCTTCATTCCGCCCGTCACCGTCACTTCGGCGTCTTCGATCAGGGTAAAAAACCTGTCGCCCGCGCCGGAATCGGTCGTGACGGAATTGCCGGTTTCGAGATAAGGGAATGCGACGACATTGAGCGGCGTGTCGAGGATATAGTTCTCGATCTGCGGCTCGGCGTTGTAATCGGTGTTTAAAAAATGGTCTGCCGTCCATTCTTCATAATAGTCGAGAAAGTGTTCCGCCATACTAATCCCATCTCATTGCGAATTTCGTCGGTCGCGGTGATGTTAAAGCCGTCGCTAGACTGATGACCATAAATGTGCGCGACGACCCGTATAGCGTCGCCGTGAAGGTTTCCGCATCGGTCACCCAATCGCCGGATTTTAAGCCGACCATGCCGATCATCGGATTGCCGAACTTACCGACGAACGGAAAAAGCGGCGAAAGTCCGCGTTTGTTGTTGAACACAGATGAGCCGAGACTCGTGTTCATCGAAATTATCGTGTCGATTCCGGGTGTGACTGGCGTCGCGGAGCCGCTTTTAAGAAGCGTGTACTGGATCGCATTACTCCCACCGTTCGACCCCGAACTGATAAACAATGTGCCGTATTCGTCCGTGTCGGCTCCGCTGTTGTCATGACTCCTTTCAAAGCCGATGATGAGGGGGCCGGACGAGCCTCTAAACAGAGTCATCACAAACCTCCCCGAACTTCCCGAATAGTTCATATCGAAAGGCGAAGTGCTCGGCGCGTTCATACCGCCAGTCCCGTAGGGGGTGTGCACCGTCACCGAACCCGTCGAAATCGACAACGTGCCGCTGCCGTTCGTGGAATGGCCGACCGTGACCCCCATCCAGAGCGTGTTCGCGCCGCCAGTACCCGACCCGAACTCGAATTTGAAGAAATAGGGCGAAGTCGATTGAAGCGTGTCATTTAACTGAAATATCGCATAGCCGCGATTCTGATTGCCGGCGGTCGGCGCTAAAACCGTCGTCGTATTAATTTGTCCCGTGTCGGCGGTTTGTACTAATCCGACCGCGATGAGTCCGTCAATGACGGATTTTACCCACGCCCTAAAAAGCGCGTCGGTCGAATTGCTCGGTGCTTTTTGTTCCTGAAATGTTGCCATAGTTTTAACTTATATCTATCCAAATATCATTGGTTGACGGCGAACTCGGTGCGCTCGCCGAAATCGTTACTCTTTTTCCGCCGATCTTCTCGACGGTTCCTGATATTTCCGCCGGAGCATCGACGTAACTGAAAAAAATGTCGCCCGTCGTCGCGTCGTCGAGTATCGCGCCGATCGCGTCTTCGGCCTCTTCGTCGGTGTAGCCGGTGCCGATACCGGCTTCAATGTCTTCGATCTTTTCGTAAAGGTCGGCTTTGCTCGGAGTCTCGCCCGAAGCTGCCCATCCGGCGCCGTAAGTGTCGCTCGGCACGACCGGCGGACTCGAAAAGGTTTTGACGCCGGCGATAGATTCGTCGCCGGTTTTCGAGACGCGATTATTCAGCGCCGCCGTGACGGTCGCGGCGAAATTCGCGTCGTCGCCGAGCGCCGCCGCCAGTTCATCCAAAGTATCGAGCGCGCCCGGCGCGGAATTGATCAAAGCAAGAAGCGCCGCCGCGACGAAAGCGGTCGTCGCGAGCTGCGTCGTGTTCGTGCCGGGCGCGGCGGTCGGCGCCGTCGGCGTTCCGGTCAGCGAGGGCGAAGCGAGCGGCGCTTTCGCTCCAAGATCTGCGACCAGATTCGTGATCGCCGACTGCGGAATGTTCGAAAAGGTGTTGTCCGCGCCGGACATCGTTTTATTCGTTAAAGTTGCTGTTACTGGTCCTAATTCGGGCATAATTCCTCTCTAAACTGAATGCGTCACGATTTCCCCGCCGTGAAACACGATCTCGCCTTCGTGATAAACGATCGATTCGACTCCGACCGCCGGCGGTGTGTAAACGAGTTGCTGTTCGCTCCTGCGCGGGTCGGTTTCGGTCTGGTCGCCGTCCGCCGTGCGCGAGATCAAAAACAATCTGATCTGACGCTGACCGCTGATCGTGAACGGCACGTCGAGCGAGCTGCCGGCGGACGCCGTGCCGAGGAACTGCGGCAAGCTCGCCGGCTCGTCTTCCCATCGCCAGAAAACGATCCCTTCGACCGATTCCTCGTATTCGGTCACGACCGCGTCGTTCAGCACGAGATTTTCCGCGCCGCCGAGTGATGTCAGGTCATATAAAATAAGGTTTTCAGCCATTGCTATCAAAAATTCCCGGCGGCATTAAGTTGTCACCTGCGTGACTGATCCCGCTAATCCCTGCTCGTTCTCGACGCGGAAACGGATGCGCGATCCAGCTGCGACCGAAACGCTGCCCGCCGCAACTAATCCATTTGAATCGGTCTGAACGGTCACCAGATCGGTGTCGGTGTTGACGTCGCGGATGATCACGTCGACGCCCGGCATGACCGTCTGCACGCCGTATTCGTTCGATTTCTTCACGTAAAATTGTTCGTAATTGCTCGGCATAAATTTTTAACAAACTCCGATCGCGATGCTCAAAACCCCGTTCGCGAAGGAAACGTTCTCGATTTCCAACTGGCACGGCGGCTTGAGAGTCGGAAAATTATAAGTCGGATCGTCCGGCTCTCCCGTTCCGCCCGTCTCGAACGCGTCGAGCGCATCGTTGTCGTGCGCCTGCGCCGTGATTTCGACCATCAGATTCCCGGAACGCTTCAACGATTTAATCCGGAAATGATCGAAACCGTACCGCGTCAATTGATCGGAAACGACCTTGATCACCTTCCCTTCATACAAGGTAAGCGCGTCGAGAAACCAGCATTTGAACTTGATCTCTAAATTGTTCAGAATGCCGCCCTCGGCGAACTCGCCGAAGTAGAGCAGAAAATAACTCAAGGAAGCCGCCTGCCCTTTCTGCACGACTCCGAGATAAGAATATTTCTTCGTCACGACGCGCCGCGTATGATCGCCCATGACGCGCCCCGCGCGCAGCTGCTGATCGACGTCTTCCGCGACCGGCGCGGTCTGTTCCGTCCAGTCCTTCGTCGAATCGTGGAAAGTTCCTTCGACGCGGTTCGGAATGTCGAGGTCCGATTTCTGCGAACGCGTCAGACTGGATTTCCCTTCCGAATCGCGCACGATGTTCGGCACCGTTGTGCCGTCGATCACGTCCGTGAATACCGGCGCGGCGGCGAGTTCTTCCGGCGTCAGAGCTTTGAGCGGCACGATGTGGATTTTGCCCTGAAAAAGAAACGGTCTGGTAAATCTGCCGGCAAGGCACATGTCTTCGATCTGCTGCTGCGTCGATCGCGAGACGAGCTCGACCGCCGAGACCGATCGCCAGAACTGGTATTCGGTGCCGTCGGGATCGGTAAACGAAACCCAAGCGTCCGACCACGCGGCGGCTGCGATGAAGGAGTCTATATTGAGCCGCGCGTAATCGAGCCCGAAGCCCCAGCGCTTGTCGCAGAGCATCCTCGCGATGTGCCAGGGGCGCGAATGCGTCCAGATCGAAAAATACGAACTTTCGTTCAAGAAGACGCGAACGTCGTTCAGACCGAACACGATCGCCGTGGCGCGCATGTTGTCCGGCCCGACGGTGCCGGGATTGACCCAGCCGAAGTTGTACCGCAAATAAGCCGTACCGGAATAACCGTGCGTCGAGAGCTGATTGGAGGTCGAATCGATCAGCGATTGCCCGCGCGCGCCGAGCCGGTCGGCGTAATGCTGCGCCGCCGCCTGCTGACCGTTAACATACACGGCCTGAAAGCTCTCGATCGGACCCTCGCACGCTTCGTACATGGCGTTGAAGAATCCTTTGTCGGGACTGTTGTTGTTGTAATCGCGCCGGAACGCGATGACCTGCATGTCGCGCACGCGCCTGACGCCCATCACGACCCTGACCGGTTCTTTGAGATTCGATTCGTTGCCGCGCGAAATCGAATAAAGCTGCGGTCCTTTCGTCTGGTTATTCAAAACGGTGACTTCCGTCGAATTATGCGAAAGGTGGAACAAAGGATTCACGCCTCGCGCCGTGCAGTCCGCCGGACTTTTGCGCGGGCAGGAAGTAAATCCGGGCGTGCCGACCGTCCCTCCCGGAAGATGAATGTCGTACGGGCAGTCGTTTTCTTCGATCTCCGCCAGAGAATCGAGCAGGCCGCCGAAGACCGCCTGACATTCCGTATAATGCGCCCTGCGCGGCAGCGGCAGATCCGGCGAGCGGAAACCGTTCGCGATCTCGCCGCGCCAGACTTCCGCGTCTGAATCCTCGGAATTTCTGAGATGCCCCTGCCAGACCGATAATAAAAGCTCTACCGCGGGAAACCAGAAAAACACTTCCGCCGGCGTGCCCTCGCCGTTCGCTTCCACGAGGTCGGCGAAGTTCCCTGCGCCTTCGATCAGGTTCGTCGAAGGATTCAAAACGCCGCCGTCCCAGATTTCCAATGTAATTTTGCCGTCCGAAAGCGACGAGTCCGATTCGACCTCGAAGAAATGCGCGGGGTAAGATTTCGGGATAATTAAACAATTTACCGGCGAGACGGGCATGGAAACGCTCGACACGTCGTCCGTTTGGATCGCGGAATAATAAACCGCGCCCGTCTGCCAATCGATTTCGAGCAGTTCGTACACTTCGAGCGGCTGGCTGAATCCGTTCGAGATCTCGCGCAGCGTCTGAATTTTTTCTAAAATTTCAGTGCTCAGTTCGGGCATAAATCATTCCGCGAAATCGGCTTCGATTATCGCGCCGTCGAAATGCTGATCGGGATTCGCGTCCGTCGAGAAACCGAATCTCATCCTCAGCGCCAAAAATCTGACAAGCGCCCACGCCGCGTCGTCCTTCGGCATTTTTTGGTAATGTTTGGTGCCGTGCGCTAAAGCGGTCGACCCGGCTCCGCTGAAATCCTTGACCACGTTCTCGGTTCCGTCGTCGACCAACCGAATCGAAGAATTTCCGACGCCGCTGCCCTGCTGGTGATACGCGATCGCGACCTCCACGCATCGAGGCGCGATGTCGTCCGGCACGCCGTCATGAGCCGAAAAGATGTGCTCCACGTAATTCGAACCGCCGCCGGAATCCTGAATTTGAGTGACGTAGGAGTTGCCGGATAAATCCGTGATGTTTTCCCACGATTCCGTGGTCGCGTCGGTGATGTAACCGTTGAAAGGCGTTTCGAAATTCGCGGCTCCGCCGGTGTTGTGGCTGCCGTCGGTTTGAAGAATGTAGCGGCGCACCGTCCCGACCCCGATCGGGTAAGCCGATTCCGACTCCGAGAGCGTGAAGCAGTCGAAAAATATCTGCGCCGCGGACAGCGTCAGTCCGAGCGTGATTTTCGCGGACGCGAAACCGCCCGCGCCGGTCGAAGTTTTTTGACCGAGAGCCGCGCCGTCGATCGCGGCGTCGACTTTTTTCGCGCCGTCGGAGTGATCGAATTTGAAGTCGATGCGGTACCATTGGTCGGTCGTCACGGCTACGCCGCCGACGCCGAAACTGTAACTGTTTCCGGTGCCGATCGAGCAGTAAAGTTTCGAGTCCGAAGCTTTATAGGCGACCGACAGCGCTCCGTCCGCCGCGAGGTTGTCGGCGCCGACGATTTTCGTGTCGTGACTCGGCAGCGTATCGAAATAAACGTAAACGCGCCCGACCTGTATTTCCGCCGCCGCGCGCGTGCACATTATGACGCAGCTCGATGCGGACGACAGGCAGTTGGTTTTCATGCTCCTGCCGTTGCCGCGGGCCGGGATGCTCGCGAACAGCGGAAACCCGCTCGCGGTTTGCCAGTGCGGAGTCGGCATTGTGCCGGCGGCGCACTCGAAACCGCAGGTCAAAACCGTATCGGACGATTCGGGCCCGTCGGGCGGTTCTTCGTCTTCGTCGATCGAGCCGTCGCCGTTAAAAAGCAGATCGCCGACTCTGCGCTCGACGATTTCGACGCCGCCGGCGAAGATCTTCGCCGTGATCTGGTTGAACGAAAAATCCCTGCCCGCGAAGGAAACGAGGAATTTCAGCCCCGTCCGCGGATCGGTGATCAAAAACGGTTTATTGCCCAAAAGCAAATGACGTTTGATGAACTCGAAAAGATAAGTGAAGCGCGGGTCGGATTCGGGCGAACCGTCCAGGTCGTAATCGATCGAATATTCGTCGAGATCCGGAATCAGATCGGCTGAAAGGCTCCAGCGGTGCAGACCGTACGGCGCGCTCAAAGCTCCCGCCTGGTAGCCGCCGCCGAAGTCCGCGGTCAGAAGCGGCGCGCTCCATCCGAGCTGCGTCACGTTCAAAACCGTCAAATCCAATTCCTCAAAATCCGTTATCGCCATCTCAATTAAAATATCAACTCATAAAAATTTATTTTTTCGAGGGTCAATTAGGTCGTGCCGAGCGATCTGAGCGCCTTCGTTTTGAGCGAACCGTTCGAATTGAAATCATTGACGGTCTGCTGCCCGATGAATCCGGGTTTTTCCTTCGCGGCGACCGTCAGCACTTCGCCCGCCTTCATCGAGCCGATCTTTTCGCGCCACGCGCTGATCTCGTCGCGCAGCCCTTTGAAAACCGCGGTGTATTCATTATTCGAATTACCCGTAAAATTACGGTTCGACTCTCGCACGTTCGCCGATCCGACCGGCTGGTAATCCGGCTGGCCGGCGTTCGACGATCCCGCGCCGCCGCTTCCCCGGCTGAAGCTGTCGCCCGCGACCGCGCGTCCGGCGAGCCCGGTCGTCGCCGCGACCGCCGCGAACAAAGCCGCGGATTTGAAGTGCAGCGGCGCCGGTCCGTAGATCGCCGCGCCCCACGGCGTCAGCGCCGCGATGCCGTAGGCCGTTTCCATGATCGCGGAGACCGCGCTCTGGGAGGCCGCCATCGCCAGCGCCGACGCGATCGCCTTGCGCGCGCTCATGTCCGACGTGTTTCCGTATAAAACCCAATTTTCGACCAGCGATCCCATCGCGCCCGCCAGATCGTTGATCGTCTGCCCGACCGTCGAACCGAGCCGCTTGTAAACGTCCTCGATCATCTCCGCTTCGGTCTGGATTTTATTGACGCCGATCTCGCCGAAGATGCCGGTCGCGAACGGATTTTCGTCTTCCGGCGGCTTGCCGACGACGCGCGGACGCGTCGCGCCGGCGAGCTGCGCCTCTTTCTGCTGACGCAGGAGTTCTTTCAGGGCGTCCGCCTGCATGCCGATCGCTTTCGCGCGCTGCTCAATCGCTTTCGTGACATTAGCGTCTGAGAGCCACGCATCGAATTTTTCGAGCTCGGTCTTCGCCCCGAAGCCGGCGATGTTGAGCCCGAGATCGGCGAAAACCTCGTCGAGCTCGTCGAGCCCTTTTTTCAGGGAAGCTTTATTTACAGCCGCGTCGAGGTTGATGATTTGCGAAATAAACGCCTCTATCTCGTATTCGGCGGCGAAGAGCGGAACGATTTTGCCTTCTTTATTAACCGTTTGGAGCGTAGCTAAATAATCTTTCAGGCTCTTGATAATGGAGCCCATCCTTTCCGCGTGCTTGCTTTCGAGCGTGGAGAGCGCTTCCCCGATCGTCTCCTGCCACTTGCCGACCTCGTAACTTCCAGTGCTGTACTGCTCGTTGAGTTTCTGCGCCGCCGCGGAATATTCCTCCGCGGCGGTTTTGTATTTAGTCAAAAACTCGGTCACGTTTCCCGTCAATACTCGGTCCGTGATGTCGAAGCTTGTCCTGGTCGTTCCAATCTTGTCTAGCGCGACGAAGCTCGTTTCTACCAGGTTCGCGGCTTTCGCGACGTCGAACAGCGCCGATTCGAGCGGCGTGAACTGGAGGCTCGAATCGCCGATTTGTTTAGTAAGATCGACGATCGATTTTCTTAAATTCGTTTCACGTTCCTGCGATTCGAGCAGCTGCCGGAAGCGCAGCGCGCCCTGCAGATAATCACGCGTCGAGGCGACCTCCTTTTTCAGGTCGCCCATGTCCGCCTTGGTTTTCGTGACCCAGCGGTTGAAGCGGTCGAGCTCGCTCTGCGGCGGGAACATGTCTTCGAACGCGTTGTCCACGAACGAAGCCAATTGCGAGCGCCAGTCTTTTATTTTCTCGTTGTATTCGTCCTGCGCCTTTTTAGCGGCTTTCAAACGGTCGAGCTGCGCGGCGAGCGAGACGGCGTTTTTCGCCAGCGCGGAATCGAAATCGTAAACGCCCTGATTGATGAGTTTCTGCTTGACGGCCGCGACTTCCGATTCCTGCCCGAAGAAGGCGAGCCGGCCCGTCAGGTCGGTGATCGTGTCGCGCAGCGCCTTCGCCTTTTTTTCCGCGTCGTCGGCGTTGAGTCTCGCGGCGAGATCCGGCATCTTCAAAACCTTGTCGGAGATCTTGCCGACCGAGTCGTCGATTTTGCGCAGATCGGCGATCGAAGCCGCCGGCACTTTTGCGCCTTTCAAAAAACCTTCGCCGAACCCTTTGCCGAAATCGTTGCCGAAACCGCCGGTTATTTCGTTGCCGAGCGCGGGGATGATGCCGGAAGTTCCCGCCGCCAGGGAAAAGCGGAAAGCGCGCAGCGCGGTCTGTCCTGCCACTTCCCCCCAATTCGTCTGCGAGCGCCGGTAGCCGTCGCCGATCGCTTCGCCCAAAGCGAAGCCGAATTTTTCGCCCGCGCTTTTCGCTTCGGGCAGCTGCGCCTGCAGGCTGTTCGAAAACTTGGCGGCGAAGCGAGACGTTTCGTCGTAGATCGGTTTGAACAGTTCCTCGGCGGTCTGGATCGCCATGTCCTTGATCGACGACCACGCCCCCAAAAACGTCTGCGACTGCCGGACCATCGCGTCTCCGAATTTCGCCTGGGAAAAGTTCTGAAAGACTTTCAGGAAAATCTCGGAAGAAATCTTTCCGGCTTCCGACAATTTGATGATCTCCGCTTTCGATTTGCCGAGCGTCTTCGACAGCATTTCCCAGACCGGCACGCCGCGCTCGGCCAATTGGTTGACTTCCTCGGCGGACACCTTGCCTTTCGCGATTATTTGACTGAACGCGAGCGTGATCTGATCGAGTTCTTCGCTCGACGCGCCGGCCGCCGCCGCGGCGTTGCCGATGTCGCGCATCAACGGAACGATCTTGCCGGCTTCGAGCCCGACGTTCTGCAGGCGGCGCGACGCGGCGGTCAGGGTCTCGAAGTCGAACGGCGTTTCGACGGCGAATTTTTTAAGCTCGGCGAGGTGTTTATTGGCGGCTTCCGCGCCGCCCATCAGCGTTTCGAACCCGATCTTCGTCTGCTCCATGCGCGCCGAATAATCGAACACGGCTTTGCCGCCCTCGATCGCGAGCGAAGTAATGCCCGAAATGGCGTTTTCGATGGTCGAAGAAACAAGATTGCCGGCGAGGTTTCCGCCGAACGACGTTAAAAACGCGGATGCGGATTTGCCGGCGCGGTTCAACGCGCGGTCGACCTTTTCGACGTCCGCCGTCGTTTTGCCGGCGCCGCGGGCGTCGATCGAAACTCCGATTTTATAATTCGCTGCCATCGTTTTAATAAAAAAGCGCGTAACCGAAAGGCTCGCGCTTCACTTCAACTTTTCGCCCTCTGCTTCGCCTTCCATCCAGATCTGCAGCCGGTTGAACCAATAAGAGTCCATCTGTTCGATCTCCTCCGGCAGCTTATGGAATTTGAGCGCCATTTGAATGATCTGGGCGCCCGGCGGCGCCTGCCCGCCTTCCTTGTTCGCGAACCAGCGGGCGATCAGGCGTCGCCGCTTTCCGACTTTGGGTTTTCATCTTCCTTGATCGCGTCGACGATCGCGGTCACGTTCATCGACTCGAGCGATTCCAGAAAATCGAGCGTGATCGGAAAGGGTTTGCCGGTGCTTCCGTCGATCAGATCGGGAAGCGATTCGAGGCGTCGCACCAGGCTTTCGGTGTGCCAGGCGAAATACGGTTCCTGATTCGCCTGCGCGGCTTTGAATTTCGCTTTTTCTTCCTCGAATCTTTCTTTCAGTTCCTTGGTCGTGGACGAAAAATAACGCACGCGGATTTGGGCGGTTTCGATTTCGCCCGCATCGTTGACGAATTTATAAGGCGCGGTCGTTTCCCGAACGATTCGTTTTTTAGGGTTTACGGTGATCATAAAAATAAAAACTTAAAAAATGGGCGGCAAAGGAGATTAAGCCGCCCGTCCAGGTTTTCTCGGGCAGAAATAATTAACCGACCATTAAATGACCGAATTGTCCCAACGCGCCTGCGAACGGCGCGTTCGGATCGATCAGCAGGCTGGGGTTGAATTCGTAGGAATTTACCTCGCTGCCGGTCGATTTCAAGGCGATCTTGTTCGAATTGATCGACATCTTGTAAAGCGTCGCTGTGAACGGCGTCTGATTCTCCTCGTCGGCCAGGTTGATGCCGGCGAAGCGGCCGAAGCGCAACACGGTGCCGATCGTCGCGATCGAAATGGCTTTGTAGCCGTCGACCTCGGCGCCGGCTGCTTTGAACGGCTGCGTGAAAGAGCCGAGATTCAAAAACTTGACCAGCCCTTTCGGCAAATCGACCGAGTAATGCGTGCCGGCCGTCGGTGTCGCCGGCGTTCCGGCCGAATCCGTCATCGTAAAACTTTCGAGGTTCGAATAGCCGCCCGGCACCGGGTAGGTTTTGCCGACTACGACCGGGTTCGGAAAGGCCTTGGCGGAAAACGAATTTCCGGTTTCGACGACGCTCGCTTCGCCGGAGAGCGCATTGGCGAGGATCGATTCGCTGAACGTGTCGATCACGAATCGGCACTTCGGCATGTGTTTGATGACGATGTCGAGGTCGAGCGCGGCGACGGCGTTCGACGTGTTTTCGTGCTGCAGCCGTTCCTGCTCGACTTCGATTTCAAATTCGGGGCAGTGAAAGCTTTCGCCCGCGAGAAGGTTGCCGTCGGCGTCGATCTCGCCCAGAAAAAATTCGCCTCTTCCGTAAAAATACATGTGTCTTTTCTCCTGAAATTATTACTTAAAATTCAAAACTGTTGACGAGATAAACGATCTCGGCTTCGACCGCGCCGCCCGCGATCTCGAAATTTTCTGCGGGAACGATCAGCCCGGCTTTAGTGATGCGTGTAAACAGCGCCAATTTTTTGCCCTCGACGGTCCAGTACGGATCGATTCCGATCGCCGCGACGACGTCGCCGAGCATTTTCCGAATCTTGGCCGCCCGTGCGTCGGCCTTCGTAAAAATCCTATAAAGCACCGGCAGGACGTGTTTTTGACTGGGCGCGTCGACGCTGCCGTTTACGAAATCGAGGTCTGCGACCGTGTCGCAGACGCTCAACGCCGGCAGCTCGTTCCCCTGCCAGTTAACTTCCCAATCGCCGACGTTCGCTCCGAGATCGGTTTCGAAATTTCGGGTTTCGCCGGAAGCGGTCTGATAGGTGTTCGTCGTCAAAATGGTCCGCATTCTGGCAACGGAAGCGTTTATCAATTTTTCGCGTTTCGTTTCGGGCATTTACGTTTTCAAATAAATCCGGCTCGTGCCGTTTCCGTCGTCGGAGATGCGGGCGATTTCGTAGACCGTGCCGTCGATCGTCGCCGTGTGATTGCGGAAAACGCCCGCGACGTCGGACGTCTTGCAGATCAGAAACGGCGCCGAAGCCTCGACCGATTGTTCGTACACCGAAACGGCTTCGGTCGGAGTCGAAAAAATGACGCCGATCGTCCGCGGCGTCGCGGTGTTGATCAGGCAGTCGACCGCGAAATCGCCGGTGTCGAAGAAGTCGTCGAGGTCTTCGGTGAACGCCATTTACTTATCTTTCGGCGCGTCCGATTTCGGTTCCTTGACGATCTCGCCGAATTCCTTCGCGATCTCTTTTTTCACCTCGACCACGTCGCCTTCCGCGCGCAGCTTGCCGCCGACGTAGCACGCCGCGGCGAGCTTAACTTTTACTTTTTCGGTTTTTTTCGCCATTTTTCTTTTCCTGTTTTGCTTCCGGATCGGCGGAATCGGTTTCCCGAACTTCTTCCGCCGTTCCGTCGGCAATGAATTTATCAGCCCAGAATTCATGCAGCACCACGACGGCGCCGGCGCGGATGATTCCGCCTGCCGGATTGCCTCGCGCGACTTTCATTCTGACCTTTTTCGTTTGCGACATCGATTTGATAATGCTTTAAGGACGTTTCGATTAAACGATCGCCTGCTGCGAAAGTCCGCGTTCCGTCGCCGTGTTCGGATGTTCCGCGCCGCCGTCGAGAATCGCCATCACGGAAACGAAAGTTCCGGCGGCGCCGTCGCCGCAGGTCAGCGAAAGATCGAGATAGCGCTTGCGTCCGCGCAGGTCGACGAAGATCGCGAAAAGCTTGTTGTCGTCGGTCGCGCTGGGCAGGGTCAGAGGCGAAACCGAAAAGTCCGCGCCGGATATGTCCGAATACGATGAATTGTCGTCGGATTCGCGCAGCTTCATCGCCGTGATCGCGATGTCGAGCGCGCCGAGCTGCACAACGAAACAAGCTTTCGACCAGCCCTTCACGTCGACCGCGCCGGTCGTCACGGCCGCGTTGTCGACGATCGCCGCCGGCGGCGTGACGTTGACGAACTTTAAATTCTGCAAATTGTTCATTTTCTTTTCCTCAAAAATAAAAACTTTTATAAAAAGGGATGAAACGTCATCCCTATTCCTTAACGAGAGTTGCTCGAAGCGCCGCTTAGCTGCTGGCGGTGATGAGCCCGACGATCGGACCGGCTGCCGAAGCGTCGCCGACGTCGTGCACGTTGATGTCGAAGCGCTCCGTGCCCTTCAGGGTCTGGAGATCTTTTTCGAAATCGGTGTCGTTCGAATCGGACATCTTGATCGTGACGCCGCGACGGTCGCCCATGGTCGAAGCCATCGCGAGGTTTCCGTACAGCAGCGGGATCTGCGAATTCGCTTCGGTGTGCGGCATGACTTCGACGATCTCGACCGGCTTGCCGAAGAACATTTCCTTCAGTTCGCCTTCGATCTCGGCGTGCGTGACGCCGCCCGCCGCGGTCGCGATGCTCTGCAGCACGTTCGCCCAAAATTCATGCGAGCAGTACCACTTGATATTGCCGCTCTTGCGCGCGAACTGCGGAAGCAGGCCGACGACGCCGAGCAGATCCTGACGGGTGATTTCCGACCAGGCATTTCCCGAAGCCGTTTTGAGTCCGGCGGTCGCCGCGGTCAATTTCGGAATGACGCCGACGATTCCGTGATAGGTCGAAGTGCCGTCGCCGTTGAATCCGGCGTTGTCTTCCGAGTAAGTGAACGCGTAAGCGATTTCCGAAACGAGCATGTCCGCGAAATTGATGACCGAATCTTCTTCGAGCTCGTCTTCGAGCTTCGTCAAAACTTTCCATTTCCGCGCGACGAGCTCGATTTCGTCCCAATCCGTGTCGGAGAAGTTGACCGACTGCCCGGCGCCGGAAGGATACGCCGTCAGACCGCCCTTGCGGCGGTGAATATTCTTCGTGTCCGATCCCATCGGGACCGTCAGCGTGTTGGCCCGAAAAACTCCGTATTGAATGCGTAGATCGATGATCGCGTTTTCGACTTCCGGGATAACGAAGATTCCGCCCTTCGCGTTGTTGCTGCCGGAATGCGTGCGCGACAGCGAAATGCCGTTTTCGCGGCAGAACTTTACCGACTCTTCGTCGCCGTAAAGCTTCGCGCGGAGGAAGTGCCCGGCGCGCAGCGCGTTTTTCTGCGCGTCCTGGCCTTTGAAGGCTTTGAGCGGACCGCTGCGCAGCGCGACGTGCGCCGGCTCGATGATCTGCTGACCGCTGCGCTGCGCGATGTTTTCGGGCGCATCGGTCTGGATCGGCGCCTGATTTTTCTCGCGCTTTTCCTTGATCGCCGCGCGAACGTCGTCGAGCGTTTTGGTCGGGTCGAGCGCCAAGTCGCGGGCGAGCTCTTCTTCGCCGAACACTCTGCCGAAAACGGCAAACTCGGTGGCGCGCGTGATCATTGGGTTTTGAACAGCCGGCGCGGCGGGTTCCGCCGATCTCGTTTGTTCGTTTTCGACCGGCGGTTGACCGGTCTGGTTTTCATTTTCTTTTCCCATTTCATTCTCCGTTGTTTTTGTAGAATCTGCGCCGCGCTGTTCGCCGAGCGCCTGTTTATTAAAATCTTTAGGTTCTTCGGGCTTTTCTAAATCGAGGTTTCTGCCGACGCCGACCGTAATGTCCGCCGGGATCGAAACGAGCGAGATCTCGAACGGCTCCCAATCGCGCGAAACGTAGATCATTTCGCCGTCGTCCGCCTTCGCGTAATTGCCGTCGCTGCCGACTTCCGGTTCGAGATCGTAGATCAGGAAACCGAAAGAAACGGATCGCTTGATGCCGTTTTTCACGTCGCGGAAATTCTCGTCGCCCTGCGCGGAATCGGAAAACTTGACGACCGCGCGGCAAACGCCGCCCTTTTCGTCCAAACTGACGGATTCGACGCAGCCGATCTGCTGGCGCGAATCGTGCGCCCAGAGCAGCGCTCCGGCGGACTCCAGCCGTTTCATACGGATCGACGATTTTTGGTGATCGAGTTTGAGATAACCGAACCAGTGATAAATCGGCTCGTTGGAAGAAAAAGCGAGTTCGACCGTGCGGTTTTCCTCGTCGACTTCGAGAGCGCGCACGTCGAGCGCGATTGAGCGTTCGTGCCGGGCGCCGACGATTTTTTCACGATTAAATTCTTGTTCGGGCATAGAAAAAGCCGAAGATTTACACCTTCGACTATTAATTTATGACAGAGAGAGATTTTATTTTTTCTATGGTCAAAAAGGATTTTAATCTCCCGATTTATCTTCCTTTTCGGCGTCCGTCGTATCGGAATTGCCATTAGAAGCCGGATGCGAGCCGTCGGAACTGGCGAGCGTGATCGGTCGCCGAACGCCACCATCTTCCTGCCAGGCTTTTTGAGCTTCGGGACTCATCTCGGGAAGAACCATTTTTTCACGAAACACCTTTTCATCGTCGGTCTGCGGCGTGATCGCGCCGGCGCGGACGGCGACGCCGTAAGCATCGGCTTCGCGTTTGATGATTTCGATCGGGTCCAGTTCGTTTTCAATCGGCTCGTCAGAAGCGTCAGGGTTTTCCGGATTGCCGTGTTTGAGAACGATGCCGTATTTTTTTGCCAGCGCTTTTTCTTTTTTCAGCGTCTCGAAATGATCTTCGATGTCGATCCCTTTCTCGGCTAAAATATCGGTCAGCGTCATAAAGCCGTTTTCGAGTCCCGTGACGGCTGCGTCCGCGTCGTCCTTCGGATTTACCCACGACCAGCCGCGCCCCCGGAACATCGGTTCATTCACGCGCTCCAAATCCTTTGCGGAGATCTGCAGAGCGCCCGACAAAAACGCCGATTCGAGCCACGCCGCGTAAACCGGCTCGCAGAAATTCTCTATAACAAAGACCTGCAGCGCCGAATAATTGTCGCGCTCTTCCAAAGAACCGATTCGAGCGGAAGAAAAATTCACGGCTTCCAGGTCGCCCGCCAAGCTGTGATAAGAAACATCGCCGGCGGCGGCGATCGAACGTAGCACGGACTTTTTGAAATCCGGCGCGCCGCCGTCCTGTTTCGGATTGAAATTCTTGACGTCGTACCCGGGCGGCAGCTCGGCGATCGCTCCCGGTTCCAGCTCCTGAATCGGCTGAACGCGACGTCCCTCCTCGTCTTCGGACTCGGCGGTCGTCTGCTGCGTTGTATCTTCGGGCGGTACGATAAACGCCATCTGGCAAGCCTCGGCGCGTTTGCCGATTATCTCGGCTTCCTCGTACCCTTCGAAATGCTTGAAGCGGATCATTGCGGCATGCAGCCACGGGATGCCGCGCGCTTGGTCCTCGTCTTCCTCGATCAAGAATTTGTGCAGGATCTGCTCTGAAGGCACGCGCGTGCGGTAACGCGGCTGTTTGCGGTGCGGGAACTCTCCGGCGGGCTGCGTCAGGTAATACGCGACCGGTCGGTCGAATTCGTCGACCTCGACGGACATGATGACGCGGTTGCCGTTCGGCAATGTGTCGGTGTATGTTTCGTCGAGCCATGCCGGATTATAGAATTTCAAGGAAAAGCCGAATTTGTTGTTTTTATCGTAAACGAACCGCACGAGCGCTTCGCCGTCGCGCGCGACGTGCATGATGAAGAGCTGCTGCGCGGCGATCCACGACAATTTAGTGCTGGTCGAACAGGTTTCCTTTTTGCCCCAATTGTAAAACGACGTTTCTACCTTTTTTGAAAGCGCGGCGTCTGATTTGAGCGATGTGCCGCTCGGTCGTACCTGAAGCGTTACCCCTTTGCCGATGACGTTGTTGCGGACCAGCCGAAAAAATTTTTTCGCGTATGGATCGTTTCGCGCCAAATCGCGCGAGCGTTGGCGCAGTTGTCGGAGATCGCCGTAAAGGATCTGATTAGTCGAGGTCGGCGAATACAACCAGTCCGCAGTCAAGCGATTGCGCTGCGCCGCTTTGAAACGCCGCTTCAATGCCTTTTTAAAGCCGAAAAACCTCGCAACCGGCGACATCGAGACCATGCGCTGCAACTGATTTCGCGCGCTAGAAAACCATCGCGAAACCGGCGATTGATTTGAATATTTTTGCAGTTGGTTCGACATAAACTATCGCGGGTTATTAAATTTCACGTAATGATTCTTGATCAGGCTGCCGCCTTTCTTCGCGTTTTCAGCCTGCAATTCCTGCGCGTAAAGGCTCGCGTAAACTTTCCGAAGCTCGGCGAGCTCTTTCAGGCTGTAACGCTGCAGCTGGCGGTCGGCGATCGTGTATTCCAAAACGCCGCGCGTGACGTCGCCCTGAAGGCGGGCGTCGATCGCGTCGAGCGTCTTTTTCACTTCCGAGCGGTTATCGACGGTCGTGCCGGTCGCGACCGAGCCGAAACCGGTCAGAACGTTCGCTTCGCCCTTATCGACGAGGAAAGATTCGCTGCCTTTAGTCGCGAACGCCTGGTAATAATATTTTCCGGCTGCGCAGCCCGCCGTCACGGTCCCTGCGACCGTAAATTCGAAATCGTCGCCGCTCGCAGTTCCGACGACGTCGAAACCGGTGCCGGCGCCGCGAAAATAATACGTTACGGTCCAGCCGTCGGACGCGGGATAATCGGAAAACGATTTTTCCCAGGACAGGCTTTCGCCGATAGTGAATTCTTTAACGACTGCGCTGCGCATTTTATTCTTCTATCACCTCAGAGTCGAAATCCATTTCCCAAACCATGATCGGAAAACCGGGCTCGTATTCGCGCTGTAGAATAAAAGCAAAAAACTGCGCGCCCCGCTCGACAATGGTGTTGTGAAACCAGGTCATGAAAGTCAGCATCCATTCGAAAAAAAGGTTCGTTCCGGCGATTACGGGCTCGCCGTCGTCTTCGAAACGTAAATAGCAAGGCACCCGATAAAATCGGGCGAAATGCGTAAAATTTTCGATGGGCGTAAAGAATTTCATTTAATAATTTCCGACAAACCCTTTGCCGCGACCGCCGCTTACGAATCCTTTTGCGCGCTGAGTGCGCGGCGCGGGTTTACGTTCAAGATTAGTTTCTTCCGGCGGATTATTTTTTCTATGGTCAATTGATTCTTCGGTTTCCGGTTTGTTTTCCTCGCGCCGGCGGCGAACGGCGGACCGGTAAGACTTCATATCCGGATTCAGGATATGAAAAGCGGCGAGATTATAAACGCGCAGATCGAGCGCCTCGTTGCGCGCGTTTTCCGAAACTTTCGCCCAGTAATGGACGGTGCGCCCGCGCACCATCTTCGTGATTTTCTTCTCGGCACACAGCTGCTTGAAATAATCCGGATCTCTGTCCGACGGAAAATGGCAGAATCCGGGACCGCCGCCGGCGATGTCGAGATGCTCTTCGTCGCCCTCGCCTTTGATCTGTTTTTTGAGCTGCGCGAAGATGATGTCCTTCGCGGCTTCCGTGCCGATGCCCCAGAGGCGGTACTTTTCCTTGCCGACTACGGACGGCTTTTTCGGCGCGATCGGATTGCCGGGCGTCGACAAGCCTTTGACCGCCCAGAAGCGGCGACCGGCGTTCGCGCGGCAGAACCGGTAAACTTCCTGCGCGTGATGACCGCCCGAATCGATGCAGACAGCTTTGACCTTGAAACTGGTTTCCCGGCCTTCGAATTCCCGCACTAAATAATCGCGCAATTCTTCCCAGACCGCCGGCTCCGACGGGTCGCCCGGGAAAACCTTGTAATCGATCGACCACGTTTCGCGGTCCATGCCCCAGCCGAGAACCTCGCATTCGAGGCGATTGCCCTGCACGTCGACCGCCGCCGTCAGCAGCAGAACGCCGTCGGGCACTTCCGCGTCGTAATCTTCTTTGATGAAGTGAAGATCGGCGTAATCGATCTTTTCGTCCAAAACCTTCCAGGATTCGGCGAGGCGCGTGTTCGTGAACGCTTTCAGCTGCTCCGGATCGGGATTTCTTTTCGCTTCGAGAAAGGCGCACGCCATCTGTCCCCAGGTCGTGAACGGCGAGTAAATTTCGTTGATCCAGAAGCCGCGGCGGTTGCCGGAATAATCCGAATTCGTCGAGCGCCATTCTCCGCGCTCGAGCATATATTCCTTGTCGTCGTTTTCGATCACGCAGCCGGAAGCGTCGCACGCGTAGTAGGCGAATTCCGGCGCTTCGTCCCAGCGCACGTTCGCCCACTGCAGGACCTGGTATTCGTCGCAGTGCGGGCACGGCACGAAGAACTTTTCGCGCGTCGAATTCTCGAACCTCCGCTCGATCGTCGAAAGGTTGTCTTCGGCGGAAGCGTTGCGCGGCGTCGAGACGTCGATCACTTTGCGCTGGTCGCCGGCGGTTTTCGTGCGCGCTTCCGAGAGCTCGAGCGGGTCGCCTTCTTTCGTCGATTCGTGCGCGTCGGTTTCGTCCCGAAGCAGCACCCGGACCGGGCGCGACGACAAAGTCGAAGGAGAAGTCGCCCACGCGAGCGCGAAGTGACCGCCGGGAAAGCTTTTCGATTCGATCTGGTTCGTGGAATCCCTGGATTTCGCGACGCCGAAAATCGACGCGAGCACGGGCGTGTCGCGGATCATCGGCGCGAAGCATTCGACCGACCAGGCGCGCGCCTTCGGCTCGGTCTCGCAGACGTAAAGGATCGTCGCCGGGTCGATGTGCGTGTAATACCCGATCACGTTGTTGATGAACTCGGTGCCGCCGACCTGCGCGCTTTTGACGAAAACGATCTCGTTGATGCCGGGCGAAGTGACGGCGTCCATGATCTCGACGAGATACGGCGTGCGGTCGTTCCGCCACCTGCCGGCGAGCGCGGGGTTGGCGACGCGTTCCGCCGGAACGAAACGGTATTTTTCCGCCCACTCGGAAACGGTCAGGTCGGTTTCGGGAACGGCGAGCCGCAGCCCCTGAGAAACGGCTTTTTTTATCGCGGGCGACGTCATTTGATTCCCAGATATTCCTCGAAATTTTCGCGCAGCTCGTCGAATTCTTTGCCGGCTTCTTTTTTCAGCAGCGCGGCGACGTCGGCCGACGAATTCGCGTTATGCAGGCGCGATGCGATGCGGCCCGGCATCTGCACGACGATCTTTTTGAAGAGCTGACCGAAAATCTTCTGCGTGATTTCCGTAAACTCGGCGACCGATCCGAATTCGCCGAGCTTTTTCTTGACTTCGAGCTCTTTCAGTTCCGCTTCGGCGTCGATCTTGCGCAGTTTCGCTTCGTTCAGCTCGCTCTGCAAAAGCACGATCTCGACGTCTTCGAGCAGGTAAAGCTTTTCTTTTTCTTTAACGGATTTCGGCTTGATCTCGGCTTTTTCGAGTCGTTCGCGCACTGTCGCGCGGTCGAGCTTGAATTTTCTCGATAATGCGGAAATGGAATAAAAATTCCCGACGATTTCGGGCGAATTATCGGGATTCTTCTTGGAATTTGCCGGTTTTATTTCAGAAACCGGCTTTTTTGCTGCATTTTTCGCCATATTATTTCGCCGTTCTCAAAGCCTCGTCGAGCGATTTCATGAAATTCTTGTTCAGGTTCGCGCGGATCGATTTCAAAGCCGGCTCGACGACCGGCGAATTTTTGCGTATTTTGACACGTTCTTCCAGTCGATACATCGCAAAAATGTCGCTTTTCCTGCCTCGTCCGCGCCGTTGGAAAAGCATCGGAACTTTGTTTTTTCGCGTTACGAGAATAAAAGCTCGGCGTAGGTTTTTCGGGCGTTGTCCTTTTTGAATAATCTGCCGTTTATTTCGGCGTACGTTCGAGGTCGGAATGGCAATATACCTTCCGAAAGGGATTTTATCTTTGCCGGTTTCGAATTTTTCGAGCGCGTCAAAGTTCGTGCCGACTTCCGCCTGAAGGTTCGTCTTTTTCGCCGATCTGACCTTGATGCCGAGCGGTGTGTTCGGCTTCCACCAGTTGTTGCGCAGCGTGAATTTATCGTCGAGCGAATCGACGACGTCCTTTTGCGCGTCTTTAGCGGTCGCGGTCAAAGCTTTGGCGGTCGCGAACGGCAACTGCTTCGCGATCTGCGCCTTCGTAAAATTCTTCTTGATTGAAAAACCGATCATTTTTTCGCCAGGTAATGCCGGATGCAGTGATCGAGATAATTTCTCACTCTCGAGTAATTCATCCTCAAAAACGTCGTCGATATCGGCAGCTCGATCGTCTTCTCGTCCGTTCGGTACCTGAACCGAACAACGGCGAAAGCCTCGAGCTCGACCGCGAAGCTCTGGGCTTCCGTCAGTTGCGTCGCGACGCGTTTGTTTTTCAAAAAGAAGCTCTCCGTCACGGCATCCTCGAGATCTTGTCGGCGAGCAGAAGGATCGCGCCGAACAGCGCGCCGCCGATCAGCAGCGCGGAGACGAAAGCCAAAACGACCTCGGTTTTCCAGCTCATTTGCCGCCCCTCCGTTCCTGCCGCATCTTCCACAAGATGTCGATGCCCTTGCCGATCGCGAAAAAAACGCACGGCAGAATAATGCCGCTGATGAAAGGGATGTTTTCGGGCGTAAAAATATGCGCCGTGAGAAACTGCGAGAAAAAGCCGAACGGCGCGCTCGCGGCGGCGAGTATAAAATTCATGGGGACGTTTCCTTGTTCCATTCTGTTGTCCATCTACTTATCCGTAATGTCATGATTTGCCCCCTTGAACCCCGATGCCGAAAACCTTCTTAAGTCGCGAGCACCTGCCGCTTGACCCGCTCGAACGTTTGCCTGGCTTCGTAATGCCAGTAATCGAGCTTGTGATGCCCGAGGCAGAACTTGATCGCTTCGTCGGCGTTGGCGTGCCGCTTGAATTCCTTTTTGATCGCTTCGATTTCTTCTCTGGTTAAAGCTCGCATAAAAATTACCAGTCGAACGGGTGAACGTCCGGTTGCGTGAATAAATTCCTGCTGTTCGACGCAAGAAAATGATCGATTTCGTTTTCGAGCGTCGTTTCCCAATGCTCGCGGCAGCGCGGATCGGCGAGTTGCGCCGGCGAAAGGCGCGGCACGACGATGAACGGGTAGATCGCTTTCACGCCGCGGCTCGTCACTTCGAAGCCGCCGGTGACGCCCGACGCGTAGCCGGTCGACGACGCGGACGTCGCGACGAGCGGGCAGCCCTTGATCGATTCGGAAATCGCCGGCGCGATGCGCCCCCGTCCTTCGTCGTCGAGCAGCCAGAAACGATACTCGCTGTGCTTTTTGAATTTCTTCGCTTTTTTGCCGAAATCGGCGGGCGCGAACCGGTCGAACGGTTTTTCGAAATTCGCGATCTGTTTGGAGATCTTTTCGTCGACGATTTGCAGCTCGAGCGCGCTCGGCTTTCCGAGGCTGTGCACTTTCGCTTTTTTGGGTGTCAGCCATTCTTTCGGCATTTTTTCCGGCATATTGACGAAAACATTCTTTTCGACGGCGCGGTACCCGGACTTTTGAAACGTCAATGCTTTCAAAAGCGCCGCGATCGCGTCGAAGATGCCGGCGTTTTTCGCGGCTACGATGCTTTTCGCTGCGACTGCTTTGCGCGGCGTTTTCGCGCTTCCTTTCGGCGCGGAAAAGATCTGGCTCGCCATCACCAGCGCGACGACGATCGCCCAAAGGATCAGACCTTTATGAAATACCGTTTTCATCCGTCTCCCCTTCGTGCCCTTCGGCGCGCAGCGCCCGGGCGTTCTCTTCCACCTCGGCCCAGGTGACCGCTTCGGCGAGCGTCACGTTGCCGAGGATCGAAATCAGCTGCTTTAAAAATTCGATTTTTTCGTTCATATCGCCTCGATCTGTTGCCGCACCTCGTAAGCTTTGCCGAAGATTTTCGCGGCGGCTAAAATCGTCGTTCGCAGGATTTCGATCACTTCGCCGAGCCGCGAGCCGGAACCGACGAGCTTCATTTCCTTTAAGAGATCCAGAAACTTCGCGACGACGATGCCGTTGAAGGATTCGAACAGTTTTTCGAGCTCGGTCCGCGGCACGTTCGAGCCGTAGGATTTTTCGATCGCCGCCAGCGTCTCGTCGAACAGCTGCCCGGCTTTCGCCAGGTTCAGAAAGCCGTCGGCGATCTTATCTTTTTGCGCGAGCGAAATGACGCCTTCGCGGAACAGATCGCGCGTGATGTCGACGCCGGCGTTCGCGTAGCGCGCCATGCTCATCGACTGCGCGCGGGCGGTCTCGATCGATTTGGCCGGGCAAGCCGTCAGCATCACGAGCGAGTAAATTAAAAGAGCGCAGGTAAAAATTTTCTTCATAAATTTTAGGTATTCGCCGGCGCGGCTTCCCCGGGAACCGAACGGGCTGCCGGAGCCCGCCGGTGACACCCTCCGCGCCGGCGAAGCTTTATCGGACGCCGACGTCTTCGCTCGAAACATTATTGTCGCGGGCGGCAATTCCCGCGACGCCGGCGCCGATCGCCGAGATCGCGATCGTCACCTGTTCGAACGAAACCGGTTCGCCGAGAAGGAAATCGTTAATGACTTTGCCGAGCATGCCGATCCCGGTCAAAAGAGCGGCGATGCCGCCGAGCGTGGTTTTCCAACTGAGTTTTTCCATAATTCACTTCCTAAATTTGCCTTAGTCGACGCTTCTGTTTTTCAGGTGTGTCACTGAAGGGTTTGGTTCTTGTTGCAACGTAAAGCCAAGCGTCTGGAAACGCCGACTAAGACTCCTTTTATGAGCGCGCCAAAACGGCGGCGACTCCGCGCGCAAGGCGCTCGAAATTGATGCGGTACGACTGCATGTCGTCCGGGTTCGAAATGAACGCGACCTCGACGATCAGACCGCCCGCTTCGCAGAACGCGAGCCGGTGATGCTGACCGGAAGAATCGGACTTCCATCCGCGCTCACCCCGGAGCGCTAGACCGGTCGCCGAATGAATCGCGCCGGCGATCTTTTGCGCTAAATCTTTATTTTTGAGTTTCGATAAAACCTCGATGCCGGTCGCCTTCGCGGGTCCCGCGTTGAAGTGAAACTCGATCGCGACCGATGCGGTGCGCGCCAGCGCGACGGCTTTCTGCAGCGGATCGTTCACGCCGTCGAAACCGTCCTCGATCACTTTCAAATTCGGATTCAATTCTTTGAGGTATGAGGCGGTCGCGTCGCGCAATCTGGTCGCTTCGACGCCTTCGACGAACACGCCGGAAGCGGCGCCGCGGTCCTGTCCTTTGACGTTGGTGTGACCTGCCGAAATGAGAATCGTTTTGCTCATAAAATCCCTCTGGTTAAAAATTCTATGCCCGGGCACTTTTTTATTTTTTCTATGGTCAATTGAAGATCAGCTTGTAGTGGAATTTCATTCGCCGACCGCGGTTCTGCAGGCCGCCGCGCGCCTCGCGCGAGACTTTCCTTTCCTCGACGAGCAGCTCGAGCACGCGCTCGGCTTCGTCGGGCGTGAAATCGCAGTCGCCGGCGATCTCTTCGAGCTCGAGCGCGCCGGACCGCAGCGACTGTGTGACGAGGCTTTTCTTTTTGGCGTCGGTCATCGCGCGTTTGACGCGCAGCCGGTGCACGAGCCGCAGCAGTTCTTTTTTGCAGATCGGGTCGGCGGCGCCGGTCGCGAGCGCGACGAGCTCGTTCGTGAACTGCATGAACCTTTCGTCCCTTTCGCGGCAGTCGGTCCGGAGCCTTCGGCGGATCGTCGAGATCGAAACGCCGTACCGGTTCGCGAGCCGTTGGTGCGACCAGCCCTTCGCAGAGAGCCCGACCAGTTCGGCTTCGCATATGTCCTTTTTGACTCTCAGATGATTTGCTTGATGAAAAAAATTTTAAATCGATAACTAGCGAGTAAGCGAGGTGGCGCGATCCCCTCGATCGGGACTACCCCACGGAGGACCCCAGACTTAAAAGCCACATCAAATAGCCCTTTGAATGCTTGCTGCTGTTGCATGAACGGCATGCAGGGACAATATTGGCCGCGTGATGCTTTCCGCCTTTGGATAGTGGTTCGAAATGGTCTTGAGTTAAATAAACCCTGCGAAAGCAGTATGCGCATTTATAGTCAAACAACTGTTTGATCTGGTCCCACTGCTCGACGGTGACGATGCCCTTTTTGTTGGCGTTACGCCGCCTTCCCTGATCGGACGCGGCTTGCCGATTGTTGTGCTTATAGTTGCGAACCTTTTGGCGGGCTTTCTCGAGGTTCTGATAATAATAACGTTTAACTTGAGCACGTTTCTTTTGTGCGCGGTATATTTGATAATCCAGCTTTGAATCAGATTTAACCAACGGGCATTTGGAATGTAAACATTTCTTGATCTTGAACTCAGGTTTGTTTGCTTTATTTGTTTCGGCTTTGAGTTTTCGCGCTCCGTATTGATTTAGATACTCCTCGTATGGAATACCAGCTTTGCGTGCTCGAGCGCGCATGCTCTCAAGTCTTTTAAGTTCGAGCCATCGTTCGGGGTTAGCAAGTTTCCATTTTTGTTTACGAGAATAGGTCATAATAAAAACGCCCATGACAGCCTCGCTGAAAACATCAGGGCGCACCATGCGCGCACACCACGCGCTCGCTCGTCACGAGTCACGGAGAAACAAGTTGTGGTTAATACAGGTAAACGGTCGTACTAATATAAATTAGTTGCGCTGATTATAACATGAGATAGATATTAGTAAAGAAGATATTTAATCCGAAAATGTCCCGTCATTCTTATATATATATCGGGACATTTCGGATTGATGTGTCCGCAGTATTAAATAACTATTGCGGACGTTTCGATATTGCGGTACATTGTCGGAAGATATAACCGATACTCGAGGACGAACAATATGGAAAGCTTAAGGATGCAGGCGAACGAGCATGCGGAAAGGGCGGTGCGTCTCTTTAGATGGGCGACTATCATCGGCGAGGCAGGGCGGCTCGGTCACATGCCGTACCATCAGGCGGAAGAGATCTCGGCGAAGATAAACCGGCAAGCGGTCGAAGAGTCGAACAAAGCGATCGGGCTGCGGCGTCAGCTGGCTGTGGAATGGATGTCTTCCTCGAACCGCGCCGGCACGCGCGCGTAAACGGTCGTGCCGTTGCCCCGCGACGATTCGATCTCGAGCGAACCGCCGACGAGCTCGGCGCGCTCCTTCATGCCGAGCAGCCCCATGCCGCGATCGTCGCCCGTCAGAACGGATTCTTTACTGGCGTCGAATCCGACGCCGTCGTCCTCGACGATGAGCACGATCGAATCGCCGCGCCGCTCCAGCAGCACGTAAACGTTGCCCGCGCCGGCGTGCTTGGCGATATTGTTCAGGGCTTCCTGCCCGATCCGGTAAAGATTGATCTCGGTTTCCGGCAGCAGCCTTTGACCGTCGAAACCGATCTGCTGAAAATGAGCCGGCGTCTTGAAATGCTTCGACCATTCATTTATGTAATCCCTCAGCGCCGCCGCGAGCCCCAGATTGTCCAGCACGGACGGGCGCAGCTCCCACGCCAGAAAATCGGCTTCGGCGTCCATCCGATCGACGATCGCCTGCAGTTTGCCGAGTTTTTCGCTCAACCGCGCGTCTTCGCCGTTTTCTTCCGAAATCGCGTGCAGATGCAATTGCACGGCGGTTATTTGCTGACCGATGTGGTCGTGGATCTCGCGCGCGATGCGTTTCCTTTCATCCTCCTGCGTTTGAACGATTTTCCGCAACAGCGCGACCCGCACCTGCTCCGACTCCTTGCGCGTGACAACCTCGAGGCGCAGCGATTCGTTCGATTCGCTCAATTCGCGCGTGCGCTCGCCGACCTTCATTTCCAGAATGTCTTTCGCCTCGCGCAGCTGATCCTGAAACCGGATGCGCTCGGTGACGTCGCGCGCGATCTTCGCGTAGCCGGTCAAGGTCCCCTCGTCGTCGTAAAGCGGAGTCTTCACGCCGGAAGCGAAAAAGTAGCCGCCGTCTTTGCGAACGTGCCAACGCTCGTCCTCGGCGCAGCCTTCTTCGCGCGCGGTGCGCATTTCATGCTCCGGAACGCCGTTCGCGCGGTCCTCTTCGGTGAAGGTGATGGCGGTCTTCTGTCCGATCGCCTCTTCCGGTTTGTAACCGAAGATCTTCTCGGCGCCGACGTTCCACGAAACGATGCGCCCCTCGGTGTCGCACACGAAGATGGCGTAGTCTCTGACGTTGTCGACCAATTGGTAAAGCAGCTCCCTGCTCCAGCCGGTTTGCTTTTCCACACGAGTATAAAGTTCGTCGTTCATGAGCGTCCGTCCTTTCGAAATTAAAACCAGCCGACGAAAACGAACCACGACCCCGGTTTGAATTTTGATTTAACAAATTCTAACCATACGCCCCTTTCGCATAAAAATCTAGACCGTCGGTCGCCGCTCTGAATCGAGAACGATTTTATTTCGCGGACGCGGGCCGATTCGGTTCCGTTCATTACATAACGGCTCGCAGGACGGCTTCAAATTTCTGCAGGAAACATCAAATAAATCGACGGCGATGACGGTCGCTCCGGCGCTTTTATTTTTTGTTTTAACAATTCGATTTTTAATAGCTGAGCGCAACGCTACTGGCCGGTTTTGGTATAAACCAGATATTCGCCTCCATTGTCGCACACAATTACCCAACCTGATTTTAGATGAGCCGATTTAGCGTATTCGTTATCTTTATTGATCCCGCTAATAATAATGTCGAATTGAGACTGTACCTGGCGTTTTAGCGTTGAAAGCAGCATTTTGCCAATGCCTTTATTCTGATAATCCGGGTGTACTGCAGCTTGGCACTGATAAACGTAGCGAGCCCCGGGAAGAGTGCCTGCTGCGATTTGCAACTCGGCTGTTTTACGTCTAATCCTGCCAATTTCCTTTTCAAAAAGGCTGTTTATTAAATAGTAGCCGACGACTGTGAAATCGTTTCTGGCTACCACCACTTCATTTGCTTTAATAAGTGAAATAATCTCATCGCGGCTAAAAGCGTACCGAACGAATCCCTTTTGAAAGTTTCCTTTTTCGAAAGCGTTGACCCATAACAAATTCAACGAAACTATTTGATCGGAGTCAGAGATTTGTGCGGTGTTATATTGAATAACATCCGAATCATTATCAAATGTGATCGAAACCATTTGAATAACCTCTTGATAAAAAGATTGTGGTTGAGTAGTGGAGATTTTATGCCAGGACGAACATTAAATCAAGAAAATTTTGTTATTTTGTTTTTGATTTCATTAAATTGAAAGAGGAAGTCGTCGAATGAATCTACAATTAAAACGATTGCGCCCGCTTTGCGCAGTTCATCGTGTTTGGCGAGTTGCTCGGTACTGGGCTTTTTACCGAGCTGCTTTACTTCAATGAAGACGATGTGGCCGCGGACGATGGCGAAGCGGTCGGGAGTACCGGTCTGCGAGAGCTGCATCCAGTACGGGTCGTAATCGATCCATTTTTGAAGCGTTTTATTGAAGTAGGATTTAACGACTTTGACTTTGCCGGAATTGAGGCGGTCGTTATAGATTTTGTGGAGGTCGAGCCATTCGGCGATAGAAGAGGATAAAGGCGTCTCTTTGATGGTCAACGCCTTTTTAGTGAACAGATTGCCGGAAAGGTTTTTATTTTTCATTTATTCCGATTGATGAAAAGCCGTCGCGCGGCTTCGAACTTCTCTTTTCCGAGCCGTTTCGCTTCGCACAGATCGCAGAAGCGCGCCGTCGCCTTCAATCGATGGCGCAGGCATTTATCGGCGTTCGTTTTCATGATTGAATCGGTCGAAATTCCTTTTCGCATCGATAAACCGGATGACGGCGCAAACGATTAGCATCAGCGCCGGCGTTAAATTATCTGCTAATTCCAATAATTCCCTGTTCATAATCTTTCGGTGCGGGCGCTTCAGCCGCCCTCGATGATCAAATGCGGCAGCAGTCGGTCCCGAAAGACCTTCAGTTTTTGAGCCGATTGCGGCACCGTGACGCCGTTCTGGTAATACTGCGCGCCCGACGCGACCAGATCGGCGAAAGCCTCACGAAAATCGTTTAATTCGCATTTCCCTGCCAGAATGTCGGCTTTAACTTCTCCAAGACGTTTATAGGCTTCGAGCTGCTTATCGAGCATGAACTCGAGATCGAGATAGATCTGCCAGGCCCCTTTCCATAATTCCGCCGGCGGCTTGTCCGGCACGAGCTCACGAACCTTCAAAACCCAGGCATCGAAAAGATTTTGCAAAGATTGTTCGGTGATCGGCTGCGTGTCGGGAAGAGCTGCGGCGTCATTGAACCAATCGGTAAAATCCGGCTCGGATACAGCTGCCGAATCATTAGGGATTTTCCCTATATCCGAAGGCGAAATTGTTTCTTCCGTGTCGATTAAAAATGTCCCGTCGTGGTCGTTGATTTCAAAGGACTTAGTAGGGCGAATTTCGCCCGTTTTCAAATTATCGGACTCAAATTCCGAAAAATGTCCCGTCGGTGTTTCCGCCGCTTCGGAAGTGAAATCGTTAGCCGTTTCGAGCCAAGATCCTTTGTCCCAAACGCGCGGCGTTTTCACGTCGCGCCGCTCTTCCTTGACGATCTCGACGGCGTAGGTCAGATGGTCGAATCCGGCTTCCTCGAGGCGGCTCAGTTTTTCTTCGAGCTTTTGCTCGCCGGCTTCGATCACTTCCGTGATTTCGCCGGTTTTGAGAATGTGCCAGACCGAATCGTAAACGGGCGGCACGTCCTTTTCGGGCGTCAGCATGGTGCCGACCGTCCCGAACTGGTTCGTGATGATATGGTTTTCGCGGTTCTTGCGGTATTTGATATAAACGGAAGGCTCGAGCTCTTCGCGGCAGATGCGCATCAATTGTTCCATCAGCATCGAGTCGAGCATTTTGTCGGTCCGGTCGAATTTTTGCCCTTCGGAAAGCGTTTTCGGCTGGTAGCCGCGCAGCGGCGGGCAGTCGGGATTAGATTCGAGAAAGTTTTTCGCCTGGCGCCGGATCTCGCGCAATTTTTGAAGATGGCCTTTGTTCCATTCGCGCATGTTGACGCTGCCGAGGATTTTCGGCACCCATTCGAGAATGTGCGGCGTGTAGGTCGTCGGGTCGTTCTTTTGCCTGAGAGCGTCAAAACGCCCGCGCTCGATGCCGATCAGATCGAAAGCCAAATTGTTCTGCCATTCGAGCAATTTCGCTTTATGGCGCGAAATCATTTTTTGAAGCGACTCGGCTTTCGCGCCCTTGCCGACCCGCATCTGCATTCCGATGTCGAGATTCGTCGCCTGGAACGGCTTTTCGTCGTAGCGCGACAAAACCAGCAGGCAGTCGAAAAAATGGCGCAGCTTCGGAGGAAAATTGAGCCACGCCAGAATCGAATTGACGGCGGCGGTCGAATACAGCAGCCGATCGTTGGCGCCTTTGAAAGATTCGTGCACGAGCTGCCAGTTGTCGGGCAGCTGGCTTTGAGTCAAAGAAACGAACGCGCGCGAGGCGCCGCGGGCGACGGCTTCGTCTTTTTGAGATTGTTCTTTCGGCGTCCGTTCCTGAACGCCGGCAAATGCGTTCATATTTAAGCCGCGAATTGTAAGTTGTTCCGGTTGCTCACTAGATAATCGTCGAACCCTTTGAAAAGGCGATTCCACGATAATATTCTGGTTTTCAAATTTATTTTTTCGAGGGTCAAAACTAATCGGTCGCGCTGGCGGCGCACCGCCTCGTTCGTCGCGGCGTCCATGTCGAACGCGATCTTGACCGTATCGAGATTCGGGAACGCGTCTTTTAAGACCGAGCCGAAGTCTTCGCCGAAGCAGGTGACGCCGACGAGTCCGACGGTCGGCACGTTCGAGTAAGCCGCGATGATGTTCGCCTTGAGCGCGCCTTCCGTCACGATCGCCTCGCGATACATGTGCCGGTACGAAAGATGCCCGGCTTCGTTCGTGATGTTGAGCGTCGCGAAATGCGGCGGCGTGCCGGACGAGGCGCCGCGGGGCTTGTCGGCGGACGAGATCATCAGGTATTTCGGCGCGCGGTCGTCGTCGCGGCGCAGCTGCAGCGCGACGATTTTGTGTTCAAAGTTTCTGATCGGAACGAGGTAGCCGGTCGCGCCAAAGTAATCGACGAAATGCCAGGCGAAGTTGCGGTAATAAAATCCGGGCACGTTTCGAAGATCGAAGTTTTGCGCGAGCAGGCGGCAGACTGTGCGCGAATAAACGCCGCCCGGCATCGAGCGGTAGCCGTGCAGATGAATGTCGGTTTCCGACAATCCGCGGGCGAAGAGCTCGGCGCGATGGTCGTGCGACAAAACGAGGCTGCGCAAAAAGGCCGTGTAGATCGCGTCCTTATCCTTCACTGAAACTGAAGCGCTCGGAAGTTGGTCGGGCGCTTTTTTTATTGCCGGTCTCGGGCGCGGCTTTTCGTCGGTTTCTATCAAAACGTGAACGTAGCCGCCGTCCCTGCCTTCCTTGACGCCGCCGGCGGCGATGCGGCGACAATATGCGAGCGTGCCGTCGTCGCTGACCTTGCAGTTGTCGGGCTTGCCGCAGATCGGGCAAGGTCGTTTTTTGCTGACGCGAAGATAACGAACTTCTTTTTTCATATTCCTTTTCTCATAAAGACTTTGCCGTGCGTATAAGTTCGGCGATGTCGGGTGCGGCGAATTGCGCCGGTTTGACGCGGCTTCTTAGTCCGCTGCTTTCCGGGTTTACCGACGCCTTGAATCTGCGTGTGCCGAATTCTTTCGCCGTCGTCGGTAGCGCCGAAATTTCCGAACATTGCCTGAACACCTAAAAGAGCGGCTAAAACCGATGTTTTTCTCATAAACTTTTTAGAAATGTCTTTTCTGCTTCGTTTTGCAAAACCTGCAGCGCCGCTCGAACCACGCGTAGCCCGCCCTTCCGAGGATCGGCATCGTTTTGTATTGCCAACCAGTGAACCAGTGGTATTTTCTTCGGCAAAACATTTGGAGCAGATAGCGCATGATTATTTTTCAAAATTTAGTCGGCGACGGATAGTTGTTTTTTCGACAGAAAAACAAGTTGACTATTTCGACAATTGCGCGCGGACCGCACAGTCCTTCGATTCGAGCAGTTTCCGCAAGGCGACGGTGCGTTCGGGATTGCGGGGAACGGTGTCGCAGATCTGCCGCGCCAGATCGCCGAACGGTTTAGAAATCCTTTGCAGATGTTCGGGCAGATGTTCGTAGACAAAAAATTGCAGCAAGTATTCGTTTTCGATTTGTTTGTTTTCTTCTGGCATAAATTTAATATTTAGCGTTGACCGCTCCGCACCAGTCGCAGGTCCGCGCGCCGGCTTCGCCTTCCTTTCGCCGCTGCGTAGGCGGCTCGATGTTTCTGCAGCACTCGTCGCAGATAGCGTACAATTTCCAGGTTTTGCCCCAATCGATCGAGACTCTGACGCCGAGGATCGGACGCCGCGGACGAGAGAGGATTTCTGAATTTAATTCAGAAATCCTCTTCCGCCACTGCTCAGCAATCTGTTCGTTGTAAACTTTGGCGACTCGCATACTTGACTCAAAATCGTTTCGGATAAATAATCACTGACAAATAACTCCGTTTGCTTTTTGTTTTAGTCGACTAAAGATCTAACGGTGTGGAATGCAAAGAGTCGTTTCCTTATTGGCTTGGTGACGGCTCTTTTACTTTTAAACCTCGTCCGAGAACACATATTCGAGCAGCGCTTTGACTGCGCCGAAACAGATCGCGATAAATAAAACAAAAAATATTGCTTTCATTTCTTTTCTCCGTACTCGATCACGTAATCGCCGTCGGCGATCGCCTGGCGGATTTTCGTGATGATCACGAAAGCGTGTTTGTGGTTTTTGTAACCTTCGCCGCTCGTGGCGATCGTTTCGCCGTTGGCGGCGCGTAAACGCCAGCGCCATTCGCCTTTTTCGTCCTGATAAATTTCGAATTTCATACAGCCCTCAGTTTCTTTTCTTCCGCGTCGCCGAGCTCGCCGAGCCGGTGCAGCACCGCCGCCTTGATCTGGTTGTTGGTTTCCTCGTTTGCGGCGAGCTTCGCCAGCACGAGATGGCATTCTTCTTTGGTCACAACCTTGTCCGAGAGCGCCTTCAAAATCTCGCTCAAGGCTTCCGCGTCGGAGTGGATTTTTTCGAGGATCTTTCCCGACAGATCCGACGCCGGCAGGTGAAGCCGGCGCGATCGCACATAGATCGCCGTCAGGTCGTTCAGCCATATCTCGACCGGCGCGTTCGTGCGGCAGCCGATCCTAAAGAGCGCTCTGAAGAGCGAATACGGGTCCTGGTAATCTCCGTTTTTAATGCGGTTGAAATGCGAACCGTCCTTGTCGCCTTCGCGGGCAAAATCAGCCTCGTTCCCGGACAGTACTTTGAATGTTTCGTCGCTTCTCGGATAGGTTTCTCTCGGCATAACTCAGAAAAAAGTCAAAAATATTGAGTGAAAAGCTCAGCTTGTTCGTTTAGCTTTGAATTTAGACGGTTCACCCCAATCAAGCCGCCAGCTTTAATCTGCTTGATTGTTTAATCTCTTTTTGCTGATGCTCCCGCAAAATACTACGGACAGCATCCATTTCAGAAGAAAAATTGTTTTTAGTTGAATACTCTGAAAGCCATTCATTCATTGGTTTGGGCAGTCGTAAATGATGGCTGACCATCTCAATTTTTGATTGTTGTTTTCCCATACATTGGGATAGTACTATCTAGTACTAAATTTTGTCAATTAAATTCGTTGGAGATAATTTATGGATGTGGTATTTATTAGTACCAAAATGGCTAAGTCGCAATTTAAAATGTATTTGTCGGATGAATTAGTCGACCGGCTGAAGTTAGTTGCTGAGAAAACGGGTCGGTCAAGCGGTCAGGAAGTAGCGGAAGAAGTTTTAAGTCGCTATTTGAGCGTTTGGAGCGCTCTAGAGATCGAATTTCGTAAAGCATCCCTCGACCAGCTCCACGATGTTATCGTGAAAAAGGGAGAACATACATTAAATATTCAAGCGAAATCTCCGGCTAAAGAAAAATTAAATTTCGGGAAAAAGCCTCGAAAGAAAAAATCGAAAGATTCTCAGCTAGAAGCCGAGTTGGATGCAATCATCGACAACGAAGAGAAAAAAGAATAAAGGAAATGAACCTATTTATCCCAACCATTCTAAAGTTCTTACCTGACTGGAATAAACGAATTCATACCGAACTCGATGCAATCAAGTTCTGCGATCGTCATAAAATAATTCTTCATGAAACCGAAGCGATCGACGACTTGGGAGAATATAGATTTTATCGAAATCGACACTGCATTCTAATCCATAAATACATAGAAAATAATTACCGTCCTTGGGTTCTCTGGCACGAGATCGCGCACTTCATTCTACATCCGACCACCGCGGCGAGCTTTTGCGACAATCAAACAAAACACAAAATCGAGAAAGAGGCGCATTTTGTCGCGGCATTGTCTTTAATGCCGACTTATATTGTGGAATTAAAAACGGTTCGTGAGCTGCAATACGATTTTGGCTATCCAAAAAGATTCATTTTCCTTCGCAAGGAAGTGCATGATTTATACGGGAGATAAATAAATGGAAACTTTAACGATATACGCTAAGAGCACCTCCGGCGAGCATTACACCGTTGCATTCACATTCTTCGACAGCAAGGTCAGAATATATTGCAATTGCGCAGCGGGTAAAATCCATCAAAACTGTAAGCACAAAGACAGTTTCATAATAGGCGACGCCTCACTGCTGCACGACACAACTCAAACAGACTTATTCAATGATGTTTGTTCCAGAATTAAAAATTCGAGATTTAATATTGAATATCAAAATCTGCTTTCTGAGATAGAAAGAATAGAAAAACAAAGAAAAATGCTTCAACTTGAGATCGGGCAGATCAAAAAGAAATTTTATCAACGATTAAATGAAGGAATCTAAACTATGAAAACAATCATCCCCCTTTTACTTATTCTTTTCTGCATATCCGGATTCGGACAGACTTCTAAAAGGACCGTTGAGGCTCTACAAAACCAAGCAAAAACCTTTAAGAAAAGCGATAAGTATCAAATTACCTACGATAAATTCAAAGACATAACCATCGTTCAAACCGAAAAATACTTAATTCCTTATTTTGGGGTAAATGTCGCGTTCTCATTTCCGGGAAAAGAAATGTCAGAGCGACCGGAAGCCGTTGCACTCGTATACACCGCGTATGGTCAGCGCGATTGGCGGTATTTGAAGGACTCGAATTTGATATTGCTAATTGATAACGAGCGCGCCGATCTGGGCCAAGGTGTTAGAGACAGTGGATTCGCCAGCGGGATGTTCGGCGAAACGATGACGAAGGAAAAACTCGTTTACAAATTATCGCTCGACACTCTTGAAAAGATGTCAAAAGCTAAGTCCATCGAATTCCAGATCGCAAAAGACGAAGGTAAGTTTAACTCCGCGATGCTCGAAATGTGTAAAAACTTTTATCAGCTGACGCTTTTATAAATTAAGCGTAATACTGGATTTAAGAGAAGCTTCCCGGCTTCTCTTTTTTTTGTTTTAAATTTCGCTTGACATATAGTACTAATTGGTACTAAGATTTTTTCACGATGAAAAGCGGATCAGAAAAACCGGAACAAAAGCGCGCGCCGAAAGTTTGGCGGCATCTTTACGACAAAGAGCCGCGGAAATCGGTTTGCGGATGCCCGTTCGGATGTTTAGACAGAGACACGCACAGAACGCTTAGCGGTTTAACCGGGCGTCGCCGCCGGTCGATCCTGTCAAATCCGAGCTTCGATCCGATGACGCTTTAAAAAGTTCCGCTTCCCTATCGGAAGATTCGGAAGCAGAAAAGCGGAGCGGTCTTTGGGGGTGATTGGCCGCTCCGCGAATTGAAAATCATTTGGCGGGTGCGTCCGGAGCTATAGGAAATCAGAGGCGGGCGCGAAAGCCGGGATCGAGCGGTTCCGGGACCCGCCGCCAATTTGAAAATTTATGGCGAGATCGAACTAGGCTGACAGAGCACGACACGCAATCTCAAAAGACGGAGCGGAGCCGAAAACGTAGGCGTAGATGTGACGATGTCTGCGAGACCGAGCAATGCCGAAAAGCACGATTAATCGTTCGATTTCGCCGCCAGTTTGAAAACGGTCGGGCGCGGAGTGGCTTCGAATTCGCGTCCATCAAGATCGAGAAGCAAAGTCGGAAGAGTGAAATAAAAAATAATGGTTCAATTCCCGACCGTTTTCAATCAGTCGTTTTGACAATTTGATCGTCGAGCCGAGCATCACGATCCTCCGGGGTATCAAACGGAATTCGAATCCTGTCTTCTTCAATCAGTATTCATTCCCCATTCGTGATGTTTCGCCTGGCGATTCAATCGTCCAGACCTCCATAAGAGGTTACTTTATTTGAAAAGGAGATCCCGTTTTCTAGATTTGGAGCAAAGAAATACTTGCTAAAAACAGGCGTGCGCCGGCTTACCGTCAGAAGTCTCGCCGGCGCACAACCCCTTTTCAAACCAATAAATTTTATGAGAACGAAACGCAAACGAAAACCGAAAGTACACATCGCGCCGATGTGGTTTCAAAAGTTGTCGAACGGCTTTTTCCGATGGATCGAGCGCAGAGGTTTATAACGAGGTGATTTATGGATTTAGTGAATTTTGTAAAAGAACGCGACGAAGCTTTACGGTCGCTCGACGAAATCAAGATTCGAGAATACGCAATTAAATACCGAGTTCCGCTGCCGCAGAACATTCAGGTATTTTGGGCGGCTGTTCATAAAGCCCGACTGGCGTCGAACGGAATCACTGAACAAGAAAAACAAATCAGCCGAGAATGGCTTACCCAAAACGGCTTTCAACCTGAATTTTTAGGAGTAAATTAATGACGCAACAATTAGCAATCCGCGAAAATAACCAGCTCGCGCCGTCGGCGTCGGAATTCGCCGTCATGAAGGAACAGGCGTCGATGCTGATCAAATCCAACTTTTTGCCGCAGGCGATCAAGACGCCGGAACAGGCCGTCGCGATCATCCTGACCGGGCGCGAGCTCGGCATCGGCACGATGCAGGCTTTGAACACGATCAACGTCATCTCCGGCAAGCCGACCGTCTCCCCGCAGCTGATGCTCGCGCTGATCGAGCGCAGCGGGCAGCTCGAAAACATCGTCGTCAAAACGCACAATTCGCCGGACGGTACGGTCGCGCAGGTTTCCTGCACGATGAAGCGCAAGGGGCGCACCGAGCACACCGAGTTTTTCGGCACGAAGGAAGCGAACGCGCTCGGCCTGCTTTCGAAAGACAATTACCGCAAACAGCCGGCGGTGATGTTCCGCTGGCGAGCCGTCGCCGCCTGCGCGCGCGTCGTCTTCCCGGACGTCATTCTCGGCATTTATACCTTCGAGGAAATGGGCGCCGAAGTTTCGATCGGCGACAACGACGAATTGACGATGATGCCGGCGGAAGAAACCTCGAAGCCGATCGTCGTCAAGATGCCGCAGAAACCGGTCGAGCCGGAAGCGATTCAAGCCGAGCCGGTCTTCGAAGAGCCGCAACAATCGCGCACCGACGAATTACAGCGGCAGCGCGAGCAGAACAAAGCCGTCACTCCTGAAACGAAAGGTCGTCTGCTGGCGGAAGGCGGATTCGTCGCCCGGAACAATCTCGGCTACGAAGTGACCGACACCGAAGACGCGGAGATTTATCAGATCACACAGGTCACGGAGCTCGGCAATAAAGTGATCAAGTGCACGTGCGCGAATTACGTCGATTCGTACAATCACGGCGCGCCGCACTGGCGATGCGCGCACATTCACGCGCTTTCGTTTCATCATCAACTTCAAAGGCAAGCCGCATGACTGAAGATTGCAGAATCGTTTTATTTGAGAAAAACGGCAGTGTCGCCGCGCTCGCGCTGTATGTCGACGGCAAAAGCGGAACGCTCGGCTTTTCGGGCGTGAATGCGAAGAGGGCGATTCACATGATCGCGCGCGGCGCGCTGCCGCCCGTCTGCAATCAGAATTTCGATACTCGCGGCGAAGCGCTCGTCAATTTTACGATTCGGGTCAGCGAATCGCTTCGAAACGGCTGGCAAATCATTTATCACGGAGAACCGAATATCGGATAAACGCATGGCAGAACAAACTTTAGAATGCCCGAAATGCAAAGAAGCGGATTTGAACTTTGAAATCGAAACCGAGCGCGATGACGACAACATCTGGTACAGCGCCGGATTGATCGCCGACGAACGGCAATGCGATTGCGAATTTTCGGACGCAGAAATCACGGTTTTGGAAGGCGACGCTTCTTTCGTTTACGCGGAAGGCATTCACAACTACGAACCGTAAGGAGGATTTTATGGCAAAGGAAACAGATTTCGATAAAGAAGACGCGGGAGGATATAAAGCGCCGGAAGCCCGGGAAAAGATCGTCGAGGCGCTCGAAGCGATTCATTATCAATCCGCGAAACATCTCGTCAAAAATTCCGGCGTCTCGATCGACGATGTTATGGAAATCGACCGGGCGATCGGCGCGGACGATGAGATTGCGAGCGAGCTGGTCGGCGGGATCACTGTTTATTTCCTCAAGGAAAATAAACCCGAGGGCAGGCTTTATAACACCGGCGAAAATTCCTTCGCCGTCAAGTCGAGCGAGGATGAGCCGGCAGCTAAAAAGCGCGTGCCGCCGGTCCGTAAATCCAAAGTCACTCCCGAAACGGTCGAAGAGCTGGCGTTCGAAGGTTTGGACATTCCGGAAGCTGCGATTAGGTTCGGCATTTCACCGAACACGGCGCGGCTGTACCTCGGCACTATAAAACCCCGACTCGATCTTTTCGAAGCTTGGAAGCGCGGCAAAGAACGCCGCAAGCAGCTCGTCGCGTCACTTTCCCCGGCGAAGGTCGAAACGAAATCGGAGGAAAAAATGAATCGGGATCATTATGAATTTAACGAAAAAGAAATTCACAAATCTTGCGGTTACGTGAAAAAGTCGCCGGCATGTGAAGAAGCGAACCAACCGGCATCCGGCGACGAGAAGGTAAATTTGTCGCGCGAAAATCTCGCGGAAATCTTGGAGCTCAGCGACGAGCAGTTCGAGCAGAAATTCAACCTGTCGAAAGAACTGATGCCGCCGATCGAGACTGAAGAGAACTTTCTCGAAATTCCGGACCGGCAGATCGCGCTGCGCGAGCGGCAACCGGTTTTGTCGTCGTTCACGATCGCCGTCGCCGAAAGAGTTCCGCAAGGTAAAACCGGTAGTTCTGACTTCCCTTTCGAGTTCAGCAACCAGGTCGAATCCGTCCCGGCGCATTACCGCTCGGTCACGTTGTCGAACGGGAAGAAAATATTTATGTCGGACGACATAAATATTTTTGACTTGAAGCCGCACGAAGCGAAGTTCTGCGCGGCGATCGTGGAGTTGATCGACGAATTCGAAAGTGCCGCTAAATGAAAAGAGCCCGGCGCCACCGAGTCGGGGGATCGGCGCGGGGCTCTTCGCCAGCGGTCAGATCATTTGCCTGACCGACCGCAAAGCTAAAAGAATAAAGTCGGAGTCAGTGATGATTTTCAGAAAAATAACGGGAATAACGCTCGCGCTTAAATACGTCCTGCGCGTACTGGCGGCGATCGTCGCATCCGGCGGAACGGTCGCCGTTCTGATCAATCTGCTGCCGTACGAGCTGGCGACGGCGATCGGGCTGGCTGCGGGCGCGGTTTTCGGCAGCGTCGCCGTTCTCGGCATGAAAGGAATCAAAAATTATTAAGAGGGTTTTATGTCACGAAAGGAACTTTTAGAGCAATTATTAAACGACGCCGACGACGAATCGACGAAAGAACGTCTCGACCGGCTCGAAGCGAAACTCGATATTTTATTGTCGGCGATCGTCATCCGGCAGAAGGACGCGTGCGAAATCGCCGGCATCACGCAGGCGACGGCGCGGAATATGGCGCTGCGCGGCGAGCTGCTGCCGCTCCAAGCGGACGGCGGCAAGGCGAATTATTTGACTTTGGAAACGACGGCGAAGTTGAAGCCGCGAAGGCAAAAGAGAAAACCGATCAGACGTTAGGTCTTTTGAATGATTATATTAACTATATTGTTGTAGTGCTTGCTAACGTCCAAATACCGAATATTCTGGTTTTTTCTGGCACTTTCAAGTTTGTATAAAACCTTTTCGCAATAGCCAGGAGTATACATCGAGAGTTCGGTCAAATGATCATAAATTTCACGAGACGGCGATTTCCCTTCCTCACCTGAAAATTGAACAATTTGACGAGTAGGTTGCAGGTGGTTTTGCTGATCATCATTATTGAAGTAATTCAGCAATGATATATAAAAAAGTTTTTCTTCACTCCATTTAATGGAATCATGGGCGATTTTTACGTTTTGTCGTAAAGCCGCCCTGACGTGCTCATCTTTGACCCTCTTTAAGAAGTAATCATCCATAACTTTTCTAAACGACTCTACATTCCCCAGTACATAAGACGTTTCAGATAAAGATTTATCGTTTAACTTTTTCATTTCGGAAGCGGTTTCAAGAAATAAATCGTTGTAAAAATTGTGAACGATTTCAAATTGCGTATAGGAAGGCTTAATGACTTCTCGAAAATAATCGCGCCGCCGCTCTCCGGTGAGAGTTTTCAAGAAGGGGATCATCTTCAAAATCGCGTCGAGGGATTTTAATGCGAGCTCTAGAGTCATGGCTTTAAGTAAGCTGTTTTATCGTGAATAAAACTGTTTGATAGAAACAATAAAAAGTCCAGATAGCACCCAAGATAGTACCTAAAGCAAAAAAGACGGGTTTTGATGCCCGTCTTCTTCAATATTTATGGTGATCCGAGAAGGACTCGAACCTTCGACCCAATGGTTAAAAGCCATTTGCTCTACCGACTGAGCTATCGGACCACTTTTCAAATTGAGGTTTTGTTTCGAACCTCAAACCGAAACAATGATTCTACATATCGAAATCGAACTTTGCAAGCGCGATGTGAAAGAATTCTCAATATTTTTTAACTTTTAAACCAGCTCTCCATCACCGAGTCCCGCAAAATGATGGTCTGGTCGCGCTCCGGTCCGGTCGAAATCAAGCCGATCTCGACGCCGATCGAGCTTGACAAAAAATCGACGTAAGCGCGCGCTTTCGCGGGCAAATCCTCGATCTCCGTGATGCCGAGCGTTTCGCTTCGCCAGCCTTCGAGCGTTTCGTAAATCGGCTTGATTTTCGCCAGATCGTGCGAGACTGCCGGAAACGTGTCGATTCTGACGCCGTCGATTTCATACCCGACGCAGACCTTTATCTCTTCGAGCGCGTCGAGCACGTCGAGCTTCGTCAGCGCGACCGAATCGAAGCCGTTCAGCTCGGCGGCGTAGCGCGTCGCGACCGCGTCGAACCAGCCGCAGCGGCGCGGGCGTTTCGTGACCGAGCCGTATTCATTGCCGCGCTGCCGAATGAGATTCGCCATTTCCTCTTCCCGATCGAGCATTTCGGTCGGAAAAGGTCCTTCGCCGACGCGCGTCGCGTAAGTGCGAACGATTCCCAAAACGCCGGAAATGTGATGCGGCGGAATGCCCGCGCCGACCGCCGCGCCGCCCGCGGTCGGGTTCGACGAGGTGACGTACGGGTACGTTCCGTGATCGACGTCTAGCAGCGTCGCCTGCGCGCCTTCGAGCAGGATCTTTTTCTTTTGCTTTTTGGCTTCGGCCAGAAAATGCGAAGTTTCGGCGACGAACGGGCGCAATCTTTCGACGAGCGCCGAAATTTCCTCGAAAATCTCGTCCGAGCGCAGCGGTTCGCGCCCGTACAGCACGATGATGCGGTTCGCTTCTTCCAAATTGCGTTCGATGCGGAGCTTTAACAGTTCCGGCACGAGCGCGTCCGAAACGCGAATGCCGCGCCGGCCGGCTTTGTCTTCGTAAGCCGGACCGATGCCGCGCAGGGTCGTGCCGATCTTCTCGTTGCCGAGCCGTTCCTCAGACGTGTGATCGAGCGCGCGGTGATACGGCATGATGAGGTGCGCGCGCGACGAAACCTTCAGCCTTTCGGGCGTGACCGAAATGCCCTGCGACGTCATCTGATCGACTTCCTCGAAAAAAGCCTTCGGGTCGATGACCATGCCGTTGCCGAGCACGCAGGTCGAATCTTCGTGGATGATGCCCGACGGCAAAAGCCGTAGAACGAAAGCCTTATCGCCGACGTAAACCGAATGCCCGGCGTTATGCCCGCCCTGGTAACGCGCGACGATGTCGAAGCGGTCGGCGAGCAGATCAACAACTTTCCCCTTTCCTTCGTCGCCCCATTGAGCGCCGATTATTACAATAATCAT